AGCTGGAGCTCCATCCCGCCTCTTATGAAGCGTGATGGATCAATCAGCGCAGACCCAACCCGCGCGTAACTTTACGCGGGGGCGGCTGAGAACGTAATTCAGCGACGAGGTCGCCGAAGTTACGATCTTAGGTACTTCGATGAAGTACCTTAGATATCCAGCCGCGTTGCTCGGATCGCGCCGGGCCTCAACAGTGTGAACTGTTAAGGCGCGGTACTCACGCCTTTGCAAGTGCGCGTTCCACCTCGACTTGAGGTGGGACACGTCTTTACCAAGGTGTGATTGCCATCCGAACCGTCCAGAGCCTACCGCAACGACAGGGATTGTGTTAAATCCTAGTCGTTCGACTGTCTGGCGTATCATAGTAGCCGTTCGGTCCCAACCCTTTTGTAAAAGGTTGTTATGAACGTCTACACAGGATACGATAGACCCTGGACGAGAGCGCTCCGGCATGTCCAACACGTTAGCCGCGGTCACTTCGTGACCCTGGAACGCGTCAACACCGCACGACTCTCGGAAGTTTGACCCTCCGAAAGTTTTCGCAGTGTTCACCTTCAATCTGAAGGTGTGTAGGACATCCACCACTATCTGAGCGCAATCTGCGGGGACGATTAAATCGTCTCCGAAGATCCGGACCTCCCTTTCAGAAGCTTGCCTAACTAGTTTAGCGACTGGGATCCCTCTCTTCCATGAGATGGCTCCTAGGCACACAGCTAAGAAGAAAAGCGACTGAACAGGGAAAGTGGTAGCGTTACCCATCGTAGAAAACTTCCTAAGGGGTACTATCCTAGGATGCTTTCTCGTTATATCTTGGCGGACTGACTGTGCACGGGTCGCGCACAGTGCAGACAGCAGATGTGGAGAGCGTCGAAAGACTCTCTCAACATGCCAACAAGATATACGGTCCGACGCAGAGGACAAGTCAATCGTCCAATGCGAGAGACTCGATGAGGCCTCGAGAGCCAAAGATCCATTCTTCGTCTGATCATCGAATCTGATGAACTTTCGAAGACATGTATCATTGGTCCTGCGATACATGTAATCGCGGATGACCTGTTGGCACCATTGAAGAGCCGTAGGCTCGGCGGCGATTAACCGCGGAGCTTTGGTTGTCTTTGGTACACAGGACATCTTCGCCGGTACATCATCACTGATGAGCCGGACACATGTATCCGACGCAGCGTCTCCAGCTACTGACCAGCTCGAGAAAGCAAAGTCAGCAAATGGAAACACGCGTTCGAGGCGGTCTGGCCAGCTTCTGAAGTCGTATTTATCGACTCCAAAACGCTGATCAGACACGGCACCAGGTCCGTGTCGAGGGCACCAATCGTAAGGGTCGAAATGACCCAGACAGCAAGCAATGTAGTCCGCAGCGCGTTGAACGCTATGGGCCACACTGACTGCTTCGATTGGCGTGAGCGTCTCTTTCGAGGCGGCAAGATCAAGTCCTCCGTGATCAGTGAGAGAGATCTCACCTCCCACGTGGATTTGATCTGCAAGTGTGACCTCGGGATCTGCCCAGTTAAGGGTAGGCGAGGAACACTTCTCATCGATATCGATAAACTCTGCGACTGCGGCAACCTTGTTAGGGTAGCCGCAATCGACACGAATCTTTCTACCAACTCCTAAGAGTTGGCGAAGCGATTCGACTGAGTATAAATCGATATCGTTCCTCAATTCGCCTAAATGGTCGAAAACGCGCAGAGTTAACCCCTTAAATAGATGAGGGATTACTCTCTTCTTCGAAACTACACCAAAATGATGTAGGTGCGAAGGAGTTAGGCGCCGCGCATCGAGGCACTTATCAAAGTGCTTTCGATACGCCGCCATAGTCTCAGTTATGAACCTGAGACCATGGTGTTCGACCGCGGAGCTCAACCGGCGTTTATCCCGATCGAACTCCAGACGAAGCCCAGGATAGCGATCCGCACAATCATCTAGTTGTGCGTAGAGCACTCTTAGGGCGTAGTCCGCGTAGCTTTTCAAGTCGTCCAAAGTCTACTCCCTTGGGATGGACTTTCTACGGCTTGGCTAGCTCACTTAAGCCCTCCTGCTAGCAGGGAACGTTCTACGATTCCCAACCGAGCAGTTTCGCGGCGATGCCACCTGCCTTGACCATGTAAAACGACATGGCCTCGGAGACATCGATGATCTCCGCAGTGGTCCCATTGGGATCATTGCGGACGATGTAGGTGACCTCGCTGAGCGAACCCAGGGGGATGGCCTCAGTAGGCTTGACGAAGCGAGAGAACGTCACAGAGTGACGGTCAAACGCCTGCGTACCAGCCTTGACGTTATCCCGACTGTGCCGCACCTTAGCGCGGTAAGTAACGGTGCCCTCGTCGAGAAAGTACTCAGACGAGTATCCGTCCTGGTTGATCAGGGGAAGCACCTTAGCGGTGCCCCCCGATCCATCGAGGGTAATAGTGAGGGTCGTACCAAGCAAGGGACTAGGCCTTATGTGCTAGGGGTTGTTCATGTGCTACCTGCGCATGAACCGCTGAACAAACAGCGACCCTAGCACAGACAGTCTGCCCGTGTCGATGTACGGCACGAACGCGGATCCAGAGGCCGCACCCCCGATTACTCGGGTTTTGCGGGTGAAGTAGGCGTATCCTGCAGGGTCCTTGTGACGGGACCACTGAGGGGTGAGCTGGTAGGTAGTAGGTCCTACCTCGATGAGCCGATCCGTGCTGCTCATGTAACAACCGTTACTATGGACAGCCGGTATCGTGTAGGAATTTGCCCAAAGGTACTTTCCTACATTCGAAAACCACCCAATGAGCCATGTCCAGGGAATAACATCCCAAGCCCCTTTCGCAAGGGCCTCAGGTGTTATACCTGCCACGATTCTATGGGCGAGTTTATAGAAGTCTACATCGCTCGACTGAAAGGGCGGTAACGAGGTGGGTTTCCATTTAATGGATCCCCACTGACGACGAGTTTCCGTAGTGGTAATCGTCGTACTACCGAGGCAATTGGAGGTTAAACTCCAAAAGTTGTTGGTAGTAGTTACGGTCCTATTCTGGCCGAAGCTCAAACGCCTCCTAAGGCCCTCTTGCTGGTAATAGAGACGATAGATCTCCTCAGTACGTTTTAGGATGTGCTGTTGGAGACCTATAATCTTAACCAGGTCGTCGAGCAAAGGCAACCATCCAAACCTAATGCCCAAGTGAGTATTAGCGATTCCGCGAAGACTCGCTAGGTCACGTGGGCGTTGGAGGGTTTTACCGAGCTCTCGGATCATAGAGGGGAGTTCTTTGATGTTTTGGAGCAACGTGGGGATGGTCAATACTGGTCGAGAGGGATTAGTCCCAGCGACCAGATCGAGCATCCACCCCGGCGGCGCCAGGTCGGAGGTCATGCCACTGAAGGCATTGCCTATACCTGTCGGGCACCAAGACACCCACTCACCATGATAGAACGACGGTCCAATCGGCGTCTTAGCGAGTATGTCAATCGTAAATTGCGATTTCCATACTTGTTGGGACGTGAATGGCCCGTCAACCACGGGACGTCCGACGGCATCCGAACAGGATGTCGTTCCGACGTACTGACTGCCAGAAAATGCAGGCGGAGTATTATTCCCGAACCAATACCTGCGGCTAGTAAGGCCGAGGATTGATGCGGGACGCGTGCG